CTTTCCCTGATTCAACAGGTACAGTTGCTTTAACTTCAGGGGTAATTAACAATACTCTTACAACAACAACAGGCGATATTATTTACGCTTCAAGTGCTAATACACCTGCTCGTTTGGGTATTGGTACAGCAGGACAAACTCTCGTAGTATCTGCTGGAGGTATCCCTGAATGGGGAGCATCATCATCAGGAGTATCAGCCAACGACCAAGCCTTCGCCTTCGCGGTGCAGGTATTCGCATAAGGAGAAAATAAATGCCAACAACAGTATCAAGAATCCCACTATCGGGTTCAACTCATGGGCGTGGAATTAAGGTTGCCGCAACTTCTTCTGCTGGCGATACTATCCACACCGCAACTTCATCTACATCAGATTGCGATGTTGTAACGCTTTATGCTTACAACTCAAGCGCATCTGCTGTAAACCTAACTCTACAATGGGGTGGAACAACCTCAGTAGATGATGACATTAAGTTATCAATCCCTGCAACATCAGGTTTAACTCTTGTTACACCCGACATGGTGCTTCGCAACTCTTTGATTGTAAAGGCTTATGCGGGTACTACAAATGTTGTAACAATTCACGGATTCGTAAACCGCGTAGCGACTACCTGATAGGAGTTAGTTCGTGTCATTACCATCACGACTTCTAGGTGCTAACCCGTCAGTTCAAGTTTCATCTTTACTGACGGGTGCTATCACCACGCCTTCTGCTAAAGGAGCGTTTACTGATAGAGTTACCGCTCAATACCTTGTAATTGCAGGTGGAGGCGGCGGCGCACAAGGTTATTCGGGTGGTGGCGGCGGTGCAGGTGGACTTCGCTCAACAGTTAATGCAACTGGTGGTGGTGGAACTTTAGAAACTGCTTTAACGCTACTTTTTGCAAATACATATACTGTCACAGTTGGTGGCGGTGGTGCGACTGGTACTGGAGCGGGTAACGCTTCAAATGGTTCTAACTCATCTATTTCAGGAACGGGAATCACAACAGTTACTTCAACTGGTGGCGGTTTTGGCGGAAGAAGTGATAACAGTAGCGGTGGCTCTCCTCAAGGTGATGGTAATGCTGGTGGCTCAGGTGGCGGTGGTCGTGGAGGAATCGGCGGCACAGGTGGAGCAGGTACGGCTAATCAAGGTTACGCTGGCGGAAACGGAAGCAGTAGTTACAATAGTGCCGCAGGTGGCGGTGGTGCTGGTGCGGTGGCGTTAAATGTTACTTCAGAGAAAGGCACATTTGGTGGTGATGGCGTAGCAATCTCTATGCCTAATAGTGTTTATTACGCAGGTGGCGGTGGTGGCGCTAATGATGGTGCAACAACAGTAGATGGCGGAATTCCTGGTAGAGGTGGCGGAGCATTTGGTTCCCTAGAATTTACATCCAAAAATGCTACACCGAATAAAGGTGGTGGCGGTGGTGGTAGAAGGCAAGTCCAAAATACAGCAGGTTCAAATGGCGGTAGTGGTTTACTTGTAATTAGGTATCCTTTCCCACAAAGATTCAAGGGCGGTTCTATCTATACTGATGGAACAAATGTTTGGCATACTTTTGCCGCTTCAGGAAGTTTAGAACCAGTTACACTTGGTACTGCTAAAGCCACGGGCGGAACTATTACTTATGATGGAACTTATGTAATCCATACATTCACATCTTCAGGAACATTCACACCTTCAGAGGCACTTACCAATGTTGATTACCTTGTAGTTGCTGGTGGTGGTGGTGGTGGTTCACAGCAAGCAGGTGGTGGTGGTGCTGGCGGGTTACGAAGCACAGTTACAACTACTGGTGGCGGTGGAACTTTAGAAAGCAAACTATCTTTATCGTCAGGCACTAACTACACAGTTACAGTTGGCGCTGGCGGTGTTGGTGCTGGACCAAGCCATTCACCTCTTGCTTCAAATGGAAGTGACTCTGTATTTAGCACTATTACTTCTACTGGTGGCGGTCATGGGTCTAGCAATGCTAGTGGTGGCAACCCAACAACAGGTGGTTCAGGTGGCGGCGGCGGTATTGGTGCAAGTGGAAACGAAACTGGTGCGGCGGGTACCGCTAATCAAGGTTTTGCTGGAGGAAATGGAAAAACAGGTAGAAACGATAATAATGATGGCGGTGGCGGTGGTGGTGCTGGTGAGGCAGGAGAAAATACTGCGGCTTATCGCAACGGTGGAAAAGGTGGAGACGGAGTATTAGTAGCCATCTCAGGCGCTTCTATTTATTATGCTGGTGGTGGTGGCGGTGGTTCTTGTTTTACAAATGGCGCTAACGGCGGTGCTGGCGGTGGCGGTATAGGAAGCGTTGGCGGTAACGCTGGTGAGGCAGGAGAAACTAATCGCGGCGGTGGTGGCGGTGGTGGCGGTCAAAACATTTATACAGGCGGTGCTGGCGGTTCAGGTATTGTTATCGTTCGATATGCAATCTAAATAACAAAAACAAAGGAGAAATAAATGGCACACTTCGCAGAAGTAGATGAGAACAACATCGTTCTTCGCGTTCTTGTTGTGGATGATTCACAGGAATCAAACGGACAAGAATTTTTAGCAACAACACTAGGTCTTGGTGGTACTTGGATTAAGACCTCATATAACACAATGGCAGGAGTTCACGCTAACGGCGGAACACCTCTAAGAAAAAATTATGCAGGAATCGGATTTACATACGATTCAGAGCGTGACGCTTTTATTCCTCCAAAGCCTTATGCTTCATGGCTTTTGAATGAAACTTCATGCGTATACGAGGCTCCAGTTGCAATGCCAACTGACGGCGCTCTATACACATGGAATGAAGAAACAACCTCTTGGGATTTAATTACCGAATAAGGATATAGAAAACCATGACCACACACCTCGGCTTACAGCGCATCATGATTCCTGGGTCACAAGTTTCGGCTTTGACCACAGGTAATATCACCTTGACTGGAGCGCGGGGACAAACCATTATTCCTGTTGATTTTCTTGTAGTTGCAGGTGGCGGTTCAGGTGGTGGTTCAAGTAATGCTGGTGTTGGAACAGGTGGCGGTGGAGCAGGTGGACTTCGTTCTTCTGTTACAGCAACAGGTGGTGGTGGTTCTTTAGAGTCACCTATTTTATTAAATTTAGGAAAATCTTACACAATCACCGTAGGCGCTGGTGGTGCAAGTAGAGCCGCTAGTGTTGCAAGTCAAGGAAATAACGGAAGTAATTCGTCAATTTCAGGAACAGGAATTACAACGCTTACTTCTACTGGCGGTGGTGGTGGTGGTAGTCAAGGCGCAATTCTAGGAACAGGTTCTAGTGGTGGTTCAGGTGGTGGCGGTGGTGTTGTAGAAAACGCTGGCGGTGCTGGAACAACTGGTCAAGGTTTTGCTGGTGGTTCAGGTGGTTTTGACGATACGATTTATGGAACAGGTGGTGGCGGTGGTGCTGGTGCGGTTGGTGGAAGCGTTACTGGCGGTTCACCAACACCAAAAGCGGGTGGTGCTGGTGTAGCAGTTGCAATCACAGGTTCATCAGTTACATACGCTGGTGGTGGTGGCGGTGGTGGCTATCTAACTGCAAGTAGCGGTGCGGCTGGTGGCGCTGGCGGTGGAGGTACTGGTGGTCGCCCATCAACTGCTACTAATGGAACCGCAAACTTAGGCGGTGGCGGTGGCGGTGCTGGAAATGATGCAATTAGCGGTGCTGGCGGTTCAGGAGTTGTAATCCTTCGCGCTCTAACTTCAGAAGGAACATTTATTGGTGGTACTCAAACCACTTCAGGTTCATACACAATTTATACATTCAATAGTTCAGGAAGTTTTGCTACCGTTTCAGCAAAAGCAACTGGCGGAACAATTTCTTATGCTGATGGATATGTTATTCACACATTTACTTCATCGGGAACATTTACACCAACGCAATCTTTAACTGCTGACTATCTTGTAGTTGCAGGTGGTGGTGGAGGTGGTTCCCGTTTTGGCGGTGGTGGCGGCGCAGGTGGACTTTTAACATTTACATCAGAAAGCCTTACTGCAACTGCTTACACAGTCACAGTTGGCGCAGGTGGCGCAGGTGGAGTAGCAACAGGTGGCGCTGGTACTGGTGGTGCTGGTGACGGAACAACAGGAAGTGATTCACAATTTGGTTCATCAACACTTGTAAAGGGTGGCGGCGGTGGTGGTGCAGGAGATGGAAGAAGCGGTTTAACTGGCGGTTCAGGCGGTGGTGGTGCTGGAAGAAGTGCTACATCAGGTGGCACAGCAACTTCAGGTCAAGGTAGTGCTGGTGGTGCTGGTAACGGTAGCAATGTAGGTGCAGACCAATATAGGGGTGCAGGTGGCGGCGGTGCAGGTGGCGCTGGTGCGGCTGGTGGTTCGGGCGCTGGTACTGGCGGTGTTGGCTCTTCCAATTCTTTTAGTGGCTCTAGTGTTACTTATGCAGGTGGCGGTGGCGGTGCAGGTGGTGCAAATACTATAAGTGGTGGTGCAGGTGGTTCGGGCGGTGGTGGTGCAGGTGGTGCTTTTAATAGTGCTGGCACAGCAGGTTCAGTAAATCTTGGCGGAGGCGGCGGTGGCGGTGGATACAATTCAACTGGAACAGTAAATTCAGTTGGCGGTGCTGGCGGTTCAGGTGTTGTCATTGTTAGATACGCGGTTTAAGGAGAAATAAATGGCTGGTACAACAACTAAAGGTTTACGCTATCCAACAGCGGGGGATAACCCTGCCGTACATACCGATTTCCTTAATTTAGCGACAGATATAGATACAGAGTTAGATGATTATATTCTTAAATCTGCTCCATCTTTTACTGCAACAGTAACCCTTGGTGCTGGCGCTGACATTATTTTTGAAGGTACTACAAATGATGGGTTTGAAACTACTTTAACAGTTGTAGACCCAACGGCTGACCGCACAATTACGCTTCCTAATGCAACCGATACTTTGGTTGGACGGGCTACAACAGATACTTTAACCAACAAGACTCTGACTTCTCCTACAATAAGCGGAGGAACGCTTACAAGTGCCACAATTACTTCAGGCACTTTAGGCAACGCTCTCGCGGCTGGAACTTTCAAGATTACAGGTTTGGGCGATGCCTCTGAATCAACAGATACCGATGCCGTCAATGTAAAGCAAGCCTTAAATCTTGCTCGTACTCAAATGCTTATGCTTGGTGGAATGTAATGACATTTACCTACTCAGGAGACCCAAGTACATCTACGCGTAACTATGTGCGTTTTCTTATTAGCGATACAACTTCAACAGATGCGCTCTTTAGTGACGAAGAATTAAACTATGTTATTACTGAGTGGGGCGGGGATGCTTATAGCGCCTCGCGTGAATTGGCTGAAATCCTTATTGCTCGTTTTAGCCGTCTAGCCGATAGCAGTTCTAAAAGCGTCGGAGACATCTCTGTTTCAGAATCTTATTCGTCAAAGATTCAGCACTACAAAGAGTTGGCTGAAAGTCTATTGCGTAGACAAATGCGTAAATCACCACCTCGACCATTCGCAAACGCTCAAGGTCTGAAGTCTACAAATGACAGAATTGTTGATGACTTTAATACTGACTTCTATGCTGGTATTCACGATAACCCTAACAATGTCTACGACCATCGTATAGTTGAATAGGGGTAGCCAATGGATGCTATCTATAACAAAGTAGCAGAGTTCATGACTGACTCTGTTGTCTTTACTCCAAAGGCTTCTGTTGATAAGTACAACAAAACTACCTTTGGTGCCTCTAATACAAATGTGACCGTAACAGGTCGTTTAATTTATGACACAGTTAAATCTAAAGATGTTCAAGGAATCGAAGTTGTTGATATTGGACGATTCATCACCAAGGGTCCCGCGACATCAATCACGGTTGCTCATAGGATGGTCGTCGGGGCGGACACCTTTACCATCAATGGCGTAGACAACATCGCAGACGAAAACGGAGCGCATCACACCGTCATCAGATTTGGTCGTTAGTCATGGCTAAGTCGTCTTTCAAACTCGACTTATTTGGCGATGAAGAGTTAGTTAATGCTCTTACCGCTGGTAAGAAAGATGCCCCTCAAGCAATAGCCCAAGCAATTTGGGAAGAAGCCAATGTTATTTTTGCTAAATCGCAGATTCTTGTCCCAGTAGATACAGGCGTTCTTCGCGGTTCAGGCGGAGTATCTGCTCCACAAATGGGAAACCAAGGCTATTTTGTAGATATATTCTACGGTGGTCCCGCCGCTTCATACGCCCTTTATGTCCATGAAATTATTGGCAACTACCATAAGCCACCGACACAGGCTAAATACCTCGAGCAACCAGTCATGGAAGCAATGTCTACTTTGCAAGAAAACTTAAAGGGTAGAATTATCGACATCATAGAGAAAGGTCATAGGGGCTAATGCCAACTATTCTTGAATCAGTAGGAGATTACCTACAAAACACAGCAAGCGCTTTCGGCGCTCATGCTTCTCAAGGCACCCTTGGCACATCTATTTTTCTTGGAACCCTTCCTGAAACACCCGATGCTTGCGTAGCCGTATACGAGAACGCTGGAAGTTCCCCAACATTTACTATGGGCGCTGGCGGTATCAGAATTGACTATCCAATGCTTCAAATTATTACTAGAGCAGGTCGAGAGGACTATCCAACGGCTAGAGATAAGGCAGAAGATATTCGCGTTTTGCTCGCGTCGGTGCTTGAAAGAACTGTCTCAGGGGTGCATATTATGAGGATTGAACCGATGGGTTCAGTAAACTTGTTAGGAGTAGACCCGAAGTACCGCCCACTAATCTCGGTGAATTTCCGATGCCTAGTGAGAATGTAAGCGAGGAGCCAACGGCTCCACAAGAGAGAGTGGTAGACCCGTATGGCAGAAACGCAACAACCGATGAATTCCAACGATGCTGGAAATGTGACAGGCTCCTCTTCGAAAGCGCAACGCGCCCGTGGAGTATCCGCTGTCCCCGCTGTAAATCCAAAAATAAATCAGGATGAATTCGCCTCTGCTTTAGATGATTTAGTTGGCGTTTGGAAAGTACAAGAAGGTTGTTCAGTAGGAAGAATTACAAGAGAACTACCTGAACCTATACAGACTAAGTTCAAAGAAACACTTCGGAATGAAAAAGTTAATTCTGCTCGCTTAGTAGAAGTCTTAGCAACTTTTGGCATTACGGTAGGCTCTGATGTTATGCGTAGACATCGTAGAAGGCTATTTGGTAAAGACGGGTGTAAGTGTCCAAATGAGTCTTGATGACGCTTTAGATAACCTACTTAAAACTAGCGAGGTAAATTCGGTTCAAAAGACTGAACCTCGACAAAGACAAGCAGAATGGTTGCCTGGGGTTACTTGGCAAGGCGAAGAAGGAGTTGTAACAACTCAGCCGATGGAGGGTGATAACGCGCCCGATTGGTCAGGAGTTCTTCGAATGTGGGGATTAGACCCCGAGCATTTTCAAGTAGTAGAACCAGTTCTTTTCAATGTGTGGGGCGATACTTTAGGAGTTCTTAATCGCCAATGGAAAGGCAAAGTAGTTCGTAAGGGCAAACAAGAAGTTGCCGATATTGAATCTCTCATCCAAGATATTAAGAAACACAAACCCCGCGAGCGCAAACCAATTACAGGTGGCGCAAGCCTTGTCGTCTGTGCCTCTGACTGGCAAACAGGTAAACGAGATGGCGATGGTCTCAAAGGTTTAGTAGGTCGATGGCTTCAGGCTATTGATGATGTTGAATTTAGAATTAAAGAATTAAAGAAAATTGGTCGCCCTATCGATTCAATCACCGTTCTTTGCCTAGGTGATTTAGTTGAAGGATGCGACGGTCACTATGACATTCAGACTTTTACAGTCGAAGTTGATAGAAGAGACCAAGTAAAAATTGCTCGTCGTCTCCTCAGAGATGCTCTTATCCGTTGGTCAAAGGTTGTCCCTAATATCACCGTTGCGGCGATTGGTGGAAACCATGGCGAGAACCGTAAGAACGGAAAAGCCTTCACGACTCTTAATGACAACGACGATGTAGCCCTAGTTGAATCAGTAGCAGAAATCTTCCAAGCCAACCCTGAAGCCTACGGTCATATCCGTTTTGCGATTCCAACAGATGAGTTGAGTCTTACAGTTGAAGTCAATGGAAAGATTATTGGAATTACTCATGGACACCTTGCCCGTAGTGCAGGAAGCCCTGAAGCAAAACTTCGCAGATGGATTGCTGACCAAACTCTCGGGCGTCAGTCGATAGGCGATTGTGACATTTTAGTCTCGGGTCATTATCATTCGTTCCGTCTAGCAGATTGGGGAGGAGTCAAATGGCTACAAGCACCAGCCCTCGACGGGGGAAGCGTGTGGTGGAGACAGTCCAAGGGG